AGATTAGCGGGTCTTGCTGCTCTTGCGGGCGCAGCGTACATGGCGTCCAAAGGCAAGGACAAAGATGACTCGGGCGACCAAAAGACCAGTTCTTACACCGGCGACACTAAAAAAGTCGAAGATAAGGAAGAGCCACGTCGTCAAATTACTGACTACATGAAAAAGTCTGACGGCGACAGTAAACCAATTACTGAGGCCGACGTTGTCATGCCTGAGAAGGCAGCGCCTAAAAAAGCCACGGCTCCTCGCACTTCTACGACCGCTAAGACAGCCCCCCGTGGCGATTCTTCTCGCGTTAATTTGGAAGCCGGTATGAGCCGTGGTCGCCCTGCTGCGGCCAAAAACCCTGACTACAGCAATGAAGGCCGTAACGCTCCTGCCCCTGCTGCAAAGCCCAAAAACCCTGACTACAGCAATGAAGGCCGTAACGCTCCTGCCCCTGCTGCAAAGCCCAAAGACCCCGCCCCTACATTCACAACTACAAGCGCACCTAAATCTGAGCCTTACAAACACAAAATGCCTATATCAAGTTTTTTTGAAGGTATTCGTGAGCGCGGGAACAAAGATTTAGAGGAGCGTGGCTTAAGGGGTGGTGGTAAGGTCAAGAAGATGGCTTCTGGCGGTATGACTGCTTCCAAACGCGCCGATGGCATTGCGTCTCGCGGCAAAACCAAATGCAAGATGTATTAAGGTGAATCATGACTGAAGACGATAAAAAGGCAGAGAAGTACCGCAAAGAGGCTAAGACCGGCGGTACCGACGCTCCTATGCCACCCGATATTGCCCAAGAACTCGCCGACAAAAAAGCCGCTGCCAAAGCTGCTGAAGCGCCCACCACCAAAAAAGACATGGGCAAGAAGTTTGCCGCAGGTGGTTCAGCTTCCAGCCGGGCAGATGGCTGTGCTCAGCGCGGTAAAACTCGTGGGACGATCATCAAATGATGGCCTCTCGTGGCATGGGGGCTATACGCCCCTCCAAGATGCCCGGGGCCAAACGTAAGGCACGTCGGGATAACACTGACTTCACCGAGTATGCGGACGGTGGGAAGGTGAATGCTGCCGGTAACTACACCAAGCCCGGCCTGCGCAAGCGGATCGTATCTCAGGTCAAGGCGGCGGCTACTCATGGTACTGGGGCGGGCCAGTGGTCAGCCCGTAAAGCACAACTTGTTGCCAAGAAGTACAAGGCGGCAGGGGGTTCTTATCGTGACTAAACTTTGCTTGAAATGCAATTCTGAAAAACCGTTGGAAGACTTCTACAAGTTTTTTGATAAGTGGTCAGATAAACATTATTCAAGCGCCCGCTGCAAACCTTGCCATCAAGAATACAAACGCGAAAGCCCTACTACCCCACGCAACCGCAAAGCGGAAAAATTACAGTTGCGGTATGGGTTAACGTATGAACAGTGGGAGCAAATGCGGTTAAATGAAGGTTATGCTTGCATGATATGCGGCATAACCGAGAATGAAATTGACAAAAAACTTGATGTGGATCATTGCCATACAAGCGGGAAAGTTCGTGGTATTTTGTGCAACCCGTGTAACAATATGGTTGGGCATGCTAAAGATAACATTGAAGCATTGCGTGCGGCTGCGGACTATCTTGAGCAAAATGCAAGCGGGTACAAAGGATTTAAAGCATGAAAGCACCGCAGACTTCCCTTAAAAACTGGGGCGACCAAAAATGGCGTACCAAGTCGGGGAAGCCTTCGTCAAAAACAGGTGAGAGGTATCTCCCTGAAGCGGCCATTAAGTCTTTGTCCCCTGCTGAGTACGCTGCTACAACCAAAGCCAAGCGCAAAGGTAAGGCGGCGGGTAAGCAGTTTGTGGCACAACCCAAAAACATCGCAAAGAAAACGGCAGGGTTTAGATAATGGCAACAACCTCCGGCTCCGCATCATTTAACCTCGACCTGACTGAACTCGTCGAGGAGGCGTTTGAACGCGCTGGGGGTGAGCTGCGCACGGGCTATGACCTGCGTACTGCACGCCGTAGCCTCAACATCATGTTCGCTGAGTGGGCCAACCGTGGCATCAACATGTGGACGATTGAGACAGGGGTCATTGACTTGGTTCCGGGCCAAAGCACCTATGCCCTGCCCAACGACACCGTGGACTTGATTGAACACGTCATCCGCACGCAAGCCAACAACACCTCCAATCAGGCTGACTTGACCATCACTCGGATTAGTGTTTCTACCTACGCTACTCTCCCTAACAAACTTCAGCAGGCCCGCCCAATTCAGGTATGGATACAGCGGCTGGATGGTCAGACTGCGGCCCCGATTACCACGTTGAATGGCGGCATTTCCTCTACCGCCACCACAATTACGTTGGCCTCAACTGCCGGTATGCCTGCTTTGGGCTTTGTGCAGATAGGCTCAGAAACGATCAATTATGGTTATATCGACGGTAATACGCTCAATAATTGTTTCCGTGGGCAGAATGGCACTACGGCAGCAGCCCACCTGACTGGGGCAAATGTCTCCGTCCAAAACCTGCCAGCCGTGACCGTTTGGCCAACCCCAGACAATGCGCAGCCGTACCAATTTGTGTACTGGCGACTGCGCCGCACCCAAGACGCTGGTGGCGGTGTGAACGTGATGGATGTTCCGTTCAGGTTCATTCCCTGCATGGCCGCTGGCCTGTCGTACTACATCGCTGGCAAGATTCCCCAAGGCGCTGAGCGCCTCCAGTTTTTGAAGGCCCAGTATGACGAGGCTTGGGAACTAGCAGCGTATGAAGATCACGAGAAAGCTGCGATCCGGTTCGTGCCAAGACAGCAATATATTGGAGGTACGTAATGGCTAAATACAACCCAGCAAAACGCGGTCTTGACGAACAAGAACTCGAAGGCGGTGGCGGTGGCGGTGGTATGCGCAGCACAAGCGTTAAGAGCACCAAATGGAGCGGAATGCCTTCAATGAAGGGCAACGCCAGCCTCATGGACGACCTTAAAAAGATCACCGCCCCACCGACCAAAGCAAAAGGCGCGGCTAAAAAATCTGTTGAATTGGCCGAAGATCGAGCTGTGAGCAGAACATTGGCTAGGGCCGCAGGTGCAGGCGCTGCTGGCGCGGGTGTAAAAGCAATGACCAGCAAAGAAGCCGCCGCAGCCAAAGATGACTACGAGGACAAGGGCGGTGACGCAAAAGCGGACAGCTCAAACCCTACAGGTGTGGCTGGCACAGGCATGAAAAAGGGCGGCATGACCGCCTCTCGCCGAGCCGACGGTATTGCATCCCGTGGTAAGACACGAGGGAGAATTGTGTAATGGGTAATCGGTTCGCCAGCGGCAAATGGGCAATCGCCCAGTGCGACCGTTGCGACCAGCGGTTCAAGCTCAAGGTTTTGCGCAAGGAAATCATCAAGACCAAGAACTACGACTTGCTTGTATGCCCAGAGTGTTGGGACCCTGACCAGCCTCAGTTGCAGTTGGGTATGTTCCCGGTGGACGACCCTCAAGGCTTGCGTAACCCTCGCCCAGATCGAAGCTACCTTCTATCGGGCAACAGCGGGTTGCAGATTAACGTGAACGGTGGGACTGGGCCAACAGGTTCAGGAACCAACGAGGGCGGCAGTCGAATCTTCCAATGGGGGTGGAATCCCGTAGGAGGTTCTTCATTTTTTGATGCCACATTGACTCCAAATAATTTGGTTTTAACTGTGGAACTTGGTACAGTTACGGTTGTAACGACATAAGGAGTCGATATGGACACGAAAGCAGTTAAACGCATCGCCAGCAAAGAAGTGAAATCTCACGAAAAACGTATGCATCCCGACGCTAAAAAAATGCGTGCTGGTGGCAAGACTAACAGCGACATGCTGAAGATGGGCCGTGGTTTGGCTAAAGTTGCCAACCAAATGAACCCCGGTCGTCGTTCTGGCCGTGGAGGCTGATATGGCTGAGTACAAAAAACCCAAGGTGTATCCTTCTGTGACTGTGGGCGAAGAGCCAGCAAAGACAACTATGCGCAAAGCAAACGTGTCTGTTGCAAACACACGTAGCCAAGACTACCCTCCTACCAAAACCACTGGCATCAAAATACGTGGTACTGGTGCGGCCACCAAAGGCTTGATGGCCAGAGGCCCGATGGCATGACCTACACCGAGTTGATTGCCGCTATTCAGTCGTACACCGAGAATACGTTCCCGGAGACGTACCTTGCCAGTGGAGCGACTGTGTCTTCAACGACGCAGTTGAACACCTTCATTGAGCAGGCTGAGCAGCGCATCTACAACACGGTTCAGTTCCCATCGTTGCGTAAGAACGTGACGGGTATCACATCAAATGGCAACAAGTACTTGTCGTGTCCGGCAGATTTTCTGGCGACGTATTCGTTGGCCGTTGAGACTGCGGACGGGCAAGAGTTCTTGCTGAACAAGGATGTGAACTTCATCCGTCAGGCTTACCCTAAAGCGACTGACACAGCGACACCCAAGTACTACGCTCTGTTTGGCCCGACAACCACAAACGACCCCAGCCCCGTCATCACCAATGAGTTGAGCTTTATTCTTGGCCCAACACCTGATGCGGCTTACAACGTCGAGCTTCACTATTACTACTATCCTGAGTCCATCACAGTTGCAGCCTCTGGTCAGACTTGGTTGGGCGACAACTTTGACACCGTGCTGTTGTACGGATCATTGGTCGAGGCTTACACGTTCATGAAGGGCGAGCAAGACGTGATTGCTTTGTACGACGGGAAGTACAAAGAGGCTCTTGCATTGGCTCAGCGTCTGGGTGATGGTCTGGAGCGCAGCGACGCATACCGAAGCGGTCAGTTCAGGGTTCCTCCTCTGGCTCAGAATAACGGAGTGCGTTGATGGCGTTTACCGGCAACTATTCATGCAACACCTTGCGTACCGCGCTGATGAACGGCACGATGAATTTTTCATCTGATGCCTTCAAGCTTGCTCTGTACACAAATGCTGCAACACTGGATGAAACGACCACGGGCTACACAGCCACAGGCGAGGCTTCTGGTGGGAATTATGTGGCTACCGGGCAAGTAATTGCCGCCACTGTCTCCACAGCCACGACAGCGGCTGGGAGCGTTGTGTATGTCACGTTTGCAGCGCCAGCTTGGACTGGGGTAATCACTGCTCGCGGAGCACTGATTTACAACAATACCACTGGGGATGCAGTCTGCGTTCTGGACTTTGGCAACGACAAGACTTCAACCTCAACATTCACCGTAACGATGCCAGCTAATACCAGCACATCAGCACTCATCAGACTCGTTTAAGGAGCGACCATGTTTAACGAAAAAGCAACTTCAACAGACACCGTAAGCGCGGGTCTTGTCGCTCGTACTGGAGCCGATTCTGGCGCGCGGGCAGGCGGCGTGTTCCACGTTCAGTGTCTTGACAAAGACGGTAACCTGAAGTGGGAAGACCAAATGCACAACCTCGTGGTCAACGAAGGTTTGCAGAACATGAATACCCAGTACTTCAAGGGTTCAACCTATACCGCTGCTTTCTTCCTCGGTTTAATTACTGGCCCCGGTTCTGGTACAACCTTTGCCGCAGCCGACACTCTGGCTTCTAAAGCATGGACTGAGTACACCGACTACTCTGGCTCACGCAAGGCCGTGACTTTTGGTACGGCTACAACCGCAGACCCATCCGTCATCAGCAACTCTGCTTCACCCTCTTCCTTCACCATTTCTGGCGCAGGTGGCGTTATCGCTGGCGCGTTTCTGTGTACCGTATCTAGTGGCACTTCTGGTGTGTTGTTCTCCGAGTCAGATTTCCAGTCTCCCGGCGACCGCACCGTTGTGTCTGGTGACACTCTGAACGTGACCTACACATTCAGCCTTGACGCTGCATAACGTGTGTTTGCTGATGCCCCATTTGCTGCCGCTCCATTTGCTGCGCAAGGTGCAGCGGGGCAGGTATTTGATTCTTCAATAGATGAATCAGCGGCGGGGACAGATTCGGTAGCAGCCCTTGCGGTTTTTCCCACATCTGTTGCAGAGGCTTCTACAGGGGCAGACAGCGTAGCGGTGGCTGCGTCTAACTTCAATACAGACATTGCGGAAACTGCCGTTATTGGGGACGCTCCCAGCGCCTTGGTTGATTTTGTTTCGTCCATAGCGGAAACAGCCGCAGGAGCAGACTCGGTAAGCAGTTTGGTTGATTTCAATGGCGTAATAAATGAGGCGGCTTCTGGGGTCGATTCTGTGTCTTCTTTGGTAGATTTCAGCGTCAATATTGCTGAAACTGCTACCGCTTCCGACTCAGCCGCAGCCTTTGCGGCGTTCTTGGCGACGATTCTTGAGACTGCCACAGCGGCGGATTCTGCCAGTGCGACAACCTCCTACCCGGCAAGTGTTAGCGAGAGCGCCACAGCTTCAGAAACCGTCAACGCACAAGCAGTTTTTCCTTCTGAGCTTTCTGAATCAACCACGGCGGCGGACAGTGTTTTGGTGGCCCCGTCCACGTTTAACGCAACTATCAGCGAGACCGCCCAAGTATTGGATACGGTCTTTGCAAGTGCGGTCTTTTTTGCTACCATCACTGAAGGTGCGGTAGCCGCAGATCAGATCATTGCAAGGCTGCTTTGGGAGATCATCAACGATGCGCAAACGGCGGATTGGGGCAATATCAACGCCTCACAAACAACAACTTGGGCGACGATTGGGACAGCCCAGACAGATGGATGGCAGAACATCAACGCCGCTCAGAATGCCGGTTGGACAGTCATATACGACGGTCAAACTGACACATGGCAAGTAATCAAAACGCAGGGCTGACCAAATGGCATTCGTAGTCAAAGACAGAGTTCAAGAAACGACCACCACCGCTGGTACAGGAACAGTGACTCTTGGCGGCGCGGTTCTGGGCTTTCAGACGTTTGCAATTATTGGCGACGGTAACACTACGTACTACGCAATTGCCGACCCAACTACGGGGGAGTGGGAAGTAGGTCTTGGCACATACACAGCTTCTGGCACAACGTTAAGCCGCACCACTGTTTTTGAATCCAGCAATTCTGGCAGCTTGGTTAATTTTGCCGCTGGCTCAAAGAACGTGTTTTGTACATACCCAGCGGAAAGGGCGGTGTATTTAGATGCGGCGGGGTCTGCTGTAACCCTTTTAGATATTGGCACACTGGGCGCAAGCACTGCAAACATCACGACGGCAAACATCACGTCCGGCACAATTACCACAACCCCGGTCAACAACACCGACATTGTCAACAAAGAATACGCTGACGCGATTGCGTCTGGCATTCATTTTCATGAAGCAGTGGGCTACGCAACTACCGCAGCGTTACCTGCCTGTACGTACAACAACGGCACATCTGGCGTAGGGGCCACGCTGACTGGAGATGCTAACGGCGCTTTGACGGTTGATAGTTACACATTCACTTCTCCTGCGGATAATGGAGAGCGGGTTCTGATTAAGAACCAAGCAAACCAAGCTCATAACGGCGTTTACACACTCACTCAAGCGGGCAACTCGTCCCCCGGTGCGCCGTTTATTCTGACCCGCGCTACGGATTTTGATACCGCTGGCACTGGGGTTGACCAGAT